GTCTAACGTTATTGGCCTAAGGATTAGTTAGGCGTTCAGGGCGGGACGGTCTGTGCCGTGTTCCAAGAACGTACGGATCATCTCCGGTTCGGAGAGTAGGGCGGTGCCCCACTCAACGTCCGCGCCTTGCATGTGCAGAAACACAAGTAGGGCGGTGACGTCCGCGTACGCGCCAAACTGGCGCTGCGAGAGCCGTGCGGTGAGCGCGATCGCTTCGTCACGGGGTTTGCCCATGGCAGAACGACGCGAAATGCTCTGGTGCACTTCGGCGCGGAAGGCGGGTGTCAGCTGCTGTGCGTACTGCAACAAAGCCGAACCACGCTGGCGATCGAGGAAGTCGATCAGTGTGGCGGGCATTGCATCAACAGGACTGTCGACTGCTCCTTCAGTCTGTTTACGCATGTTCGCCACTTCAGCGGCCATTGTAGCGAAGACCTCGGCAACAGCATCGAATACCTCGATATTGAACCGGGGTTTCACAATACTGGCGCCATCCGCAGCACGAAGCGAGCCCATATCTTGGGCACGCAAGGTGCCTGTCAGACGGGAGCTGCCAAACGTAACGTCGTAGGTGTAACGAGAGTCGATCGGGCACAACGCCTCAGCGGCGTTGAAGTCGATGATCCGCGTGTTGAATGCAGCAGGTGCGATCAGTTGTGGACGTGCATCCATCGGGCCTGACGCCTCAAAGTCAGGGGTGACCAACATGGCCGCAGAAACGGAGTTAGTGATGAACTCACTACCGTTAACGTGGCCAGGGACGCTCCAAACTACATCGCGTTCTGCGGTCTGCATAACGAACCACCAGTTGAGGACTGCTTCCTCAGAGTCAGCAGCGGAGCTCATGCTGGTGCCGCCTGCATCAGGGACCACAATGATACGGTCAGCGGACAGGCAGGCGATCTCATGATCAGAGACCTCACCGTAGCTACCGACATCCAGGTGATAACCAATGGAGTTGCCGACGTAACCACCCTCGATAGCGTCGCGCAACATGGAGGTGAAACGATCCATGATGAACTCAGTGCCCAAACCACCACCGCCGTTATAAGCGGATGCGATAGATTGATCGATACGCTCCTTCAGGGGGATGACGGTGACAGCAGAGGTCAGCGTTACGTCGTCAAAGTGATAGACACATTGAGCAACGGGCGCCGGCTTTGCCACACGGTACATAGCGTAACTACGAGCACGACCCTTCAGGTCACGAATGGTCCGTTTCGTCATATCACGGCGCGCTTCTGCGCCCTTCACCAGAGCGTAGCGCCGGGAAGACTTGAGCGCAGCGAGAATGATGCTAGCCCACTGGTCGAGTTTGAAGCCCTCACTGATGGGCGAAAGGCTGGAGTCGTACGGTTTGGCGAGAGCCGCGCGGACGAACACGTAGTTATGCGAAAGTTCTTGAACCACCGCATGATCGCGCCACCAAGCGGGCACGTGACCGTTGAACTTGGTAGTAAGACCGTTGGTCAGGTTGGCCGTGATAGCGCTGACGATATCGTCGACAACAATCCCAAGCTCATTGATGTCAAGGAACGCCTTGCCGACCGGGACGAGGGCTTCTGCCACGTGCGCCGCGAAAGTTTCCGCGGTAAACTTGGCTTTGGGCAGGGTCTTGGTCGTGATGGCATCAAGCACGCGTACAACTTCTTGCATGGCCACGTCGTTCGCCAGAGCGCTGACGGTAACCGGCTGCAGGGGATAGTACGCCTCACTGGTGAATTCACCGTTGATAACAACCATACCAGCTTGACGAAGGTAGGAGTTAACGATTTCCATCACGATGATGGATACGTTGGTGTCACCACACTGCCGGCTGATGCTGTTGAACAACTTGTGCTGCAGGTAGATGATGTCACCCGCTTTCAACGTGTGAACGGGGGTGTTCTCTTCGATGATCTTCGAAACGGCACGGGACAGGAAGAAAGTCGCACATTTCGAGCGCACACCAGCGAAGTTCACCCGGCGCACAATCACGTTGTGGTTGGGCTTGTCGCGCCAGATTTCCTCGGTCACAGTTGTGCCGGCGAGCCTGTCGCGTGGAGTTTCGTAGATGTGAGCGATGACGTTCCCGTCGACGCCGGGAGCGATCATTGCATTCGCATCGGAGGGAGGGGATACTGCACGGAAGGACATCTTTTGTGCTGCTTTAGGCTTAGTCATGGTAGTTCCTTAATTGAGCAATGATTTAGATGGAATGGCGGCGGAGAAGGCCGTCCAATGCGTCAACACCAACCACGCCACTAACGACGGATGCGGTGCTAACAACGCGCTGACCCTTGTTCTGGCTTTCCAGATGCAGGATGGAATCAGCGTCGAACTTGGTGTTGAAAGTTACCAGGTCGCGGCGGAGGCCTTCACCTCTCCGGGATAGAGCTGTCCAAGTCGCGGTTCCGCTACGGTCATCAGAGTTGACAGTAGTGAGGACCATGGCCACGTTGGACTTGGCTGCTTCTACGATCATCTCTACGATGTTCGCGTCCGGAGTAGAAGGGTTCATGGGAATGTAGATTGTGCAACCGGCAGAGGAGGCCATAGCTGACAGATCAGACAGTACAGGCAGGGAGCCACGAGAAAGGCCGCTTGCCATAGCGCCACCGGGGGCGTACGCAAGTAGGTCTTTGATGGAATCGAAGACAATGTCGCTTTGCTCAATCAAGGCCTGGCCCAGAGAGATCGCGGCAACACGGGGGTCAACGATATAACCCGCAAGTGGCTCGCCGTAGCGCACAGTTGCATAAGGCAAGCCGCCAGCGGAGGCGAGAGCGTGCACCATTGGGGTCTTTGCCGTGGAGGCGCCACCAACAACGAGAACGACACCGCAAGGAATGCGGAGGTCACCGATCATTTTGTTGGTAGGAACGCTGCCTGGTATGACTTCCTTCGTGAAGTCAACGTGCCAACCGCGCGTCATCCGGCGGGCATCACGCTTCTTCGACGTGATTACGGCGTCGACGCCCTCTTCGGCGTCTTCGACTGTCTCATCGACGAGTTCGAGGCCATGCTTGTTCAAAGCAATCGCTTCGATACCGAAGTTCATTACCAACACGGGGTCGGTTTCACCTGCGGCTTCGATGATAGCGCTGGTAGCTTTTCTCGCTAAGCCGGCCGCTTCAGGCGTAGCAGCGGCGAGTTGGGCTTTACGCAGAGTGGGAAGTTCACTCGCTGTTGTGAGTTGGTAAGCCATGGTCATTCCTTAGTGGACTGTGCCACTATAGTAACGTTTAACGGTGTGTGAGTACTTCTCATAAGGGAAGTTCACCATGATTGAGGCGAGCACTTTCTCAGATACTTCGCCATCTTTGTATTTGTAGTGGATTTTGTGCGGTGCGTCGAGCACATCACGGTCCGCCGCAGAGAGCGCTTCGATTTTAATCTCGGCGTTCATAACGGCGTCTGCTAGCATCCCATACAATGAGCCGAAGTGAGGCGCCATCATATTGTGGAATAGCTCATCGTGGATATCCCATGCAACGCCACCCAAAGGGTGTTCGTCACGTGAGTTGATCCGTTCAATAATACCGATGTGGTACATAGGACGGAAACGTCCGCCGATGGAACGCTCGTTGTTGTAGATCTTCTCGAACGCAGTGGCAAGCCTAGGAACCGGCTTGTACATTGTGCTACCGTACTCTGGGACCATCAACACACGTCCAGAGTAAACCTGTCCGTCCTCGGGCTCAACAATATAGATGCTGTGCTCGATTGTGTCCCGGACCGCCCGGAACGACTCCATTAGGGGAAGAGAGTAGGTGTGAACCACCTCATCATCGCCATTGTTGACTACGCCAATTGCCTCCTTGTTTTGCAAGAAGGAACGTTCGTTGCCCACAACCCGAAGGCCCATAACATGGAACAAGTACAGGGTCTCGATCACTTTGTTGACTTTAGCAATCAAGGAAGTAGCAGCGTGGCCAGAACGGTTGCCTGCGACTACCTGCTTCTCGTTGAACTTAGTTGGGTCACCAACCAAGTGTCCGCGTTTACCGTCCAGCTCGAGAGGCCGGGCATAGTACGCGCTGTAGTACAACGCGGCAGACATTTTTGCCAGCCTAGGATCCCAAAACTCACCAAGTACTTCGTGGAACACGTCAATCGCGTCCTCAGGCATTGAGCGATCGTATTCCTTTACGTCACCAGCGTAGATATGTTTGCCGTTAACGACAGACATAATCTGTTCGTCAGTGTTGACGTGCCAGGTGTCGGGAAAGTTGTCGAACATGGCTTGCATGTGACCGCTGAACATCATAGAAAGGATGTTGTTCACGGACCAAGGTCCTGCGTTGATAACGCGGGCGCGGGTAGCGCTGAAGCCATCGATTATGTTACCCTCGATTTCAACAGTCTTGTCCGCGGCGAAAGCCTTGCCTTCGGCCCCGTTAGTGAGCGCGTATTCCAAGTCGAACACCCAGCGTTCCTTGCCCGGTGTATCGACCTGGTCCCTTTTCTGAACGTACATCAGGAAAAGCATCTCGAACTCGTTGGCTAAGCCTAGCCAGTCCGAAGATTCGACCATCTGGAGAATCTTCTCTAGATTCCCGTTCTCGTGGATATATTCGCAGAAAGCAAACTTCCATTCGTGGTCAGATGTGTTTCTCCGACAGCCACCCGCTGAGTTCTTTGTGATCTTGACGGGTGTGGGTTTCCACTCAGAGAGAACGATTCGCCAGACGTTCTTCGCGATGGTGTTTTGAACAGCGTTGTAGCCCGGCTGCAGTCCTAGCTCTTTGCGGTAGCCGGCGTTGTGCTTCATCATGTAGCTCATTGGGTTCATCATGTAACCCGGAATCGTCCTAAGACGATCAAAGGTAGTGAAGATCCCATTCTTAGTGAAGCCGTGCTTGTCCATATCGACAGGCAAGGCGTCGTTGAGCTTGTAAGACAGCTCACGCATAAAAGCTATATACCGCGGGTCGAAAGACCAAACACCTGGCAACATCTCCATGGCGCGCCGCGTTACAAGCGGCTTGTTGTGCGATGAGACGCCATTCCCGAACATGTTCTCCATCGACCCTTCTCGCATATCCTTCAGCTTAGGATAGGCAGAATGGTACTCGGCGCTATTCATTCGAGGGCTCTGCGGAAGCGTCCTCTTCTACGGGGTCGCCCAGGACGTCGGGGGCGTCGAAGGCCTTGAATTCCTTGACATTGCCGCTCTTCCTGGTGATTTGCGATTGTTCACGCTTGTAGATCGAGGCGTCACGCTCTTCCTCCGTCATCGATTCAGCGCGGCGAACTTCCTCGGCAAGGTCAGCAGTTACGCTGTGATACGCAACCTTCCCTAGGTTGTAAGTGTACTTATCAAAGTCTGCGTTAGCTTCGACACCTGGCACACCGGTGAGAATGGTTGGCTGGTATCTGAACAGATCCTCAAAACCGATCCAACACTCAAGTACCCGAAGAGACTCAGGTGTGAACGTGAGGCAGACGTTGCCCGCCCTTTCAATGAACAGATCGGCGATGGTTTCAACCGCCTCCATAGAGATCAGTGAATCTTCAGCCACAGACGTTGGAGCCATAGACACTAAACGCAGAGGTTTAAGATCCGGTGGCGTGCCGTGTATCAAGTTCATATCGATATTCACAGAGAATTCCTCTTAATTATTTCAATGTCAAGGGACTTCAGCTCACGTTCAGTGAGACCGAAGTAAGTAGTGAAGTGTGGCGTGATCAGACAACATTTACCGAATGCGCCAGCCCGAAGGCTTCGCATTCTCAGACGCTTAACGTCCATGGCCAATATGTCAGTGGTAGCCTCGGCGTCAGTGCCGTCCATCTTCACGACTAGTCCTATAGGCGTAGCGACGCCTCTAGAGTCTTGATCCATAAAACGAAACAACACACGTTTCTGCAGGATCAGTTCATACGGCAAAAGCCTCATGCCAGCTGAATGGTTGGGGATCCACACATCGTGGTCGGCTACATCAGCTGGGCATAATTCCAGTGGATCAGTCGAAAGATCATGGTGTGTCATAGTTGTCTACCTCAACCGCGTCTATGCTAAAGTCAAAGCCGAGTCCCTCGGCAGTTTGGATCGTTGACTCCCAACTTGGGGAATCGGAACCCCTTCTAATTACGTCTCTTATCTGGTTCTCCCTCATACCTAAGTACAAACAAGCGCTCACAACAAGCTTAACTCTCGGATCAAATAGTCCCAAGTCCTTAGCGAGTGTAGCAGAGATAAGTGTCTTCATTGAATAGTCCTACCGTTTGACGAGGTTTAGGAGTTGTAGCTCGAGTTCTGCGCCTTACACCACGCCTCGACGGCGCTATCTTCGTCAGCGCGTTCCGTGTCGATGAGGTCGCTAATTACTTGGTGAAACCCGTCTTGCCAATCCTCGCTTTGCGAGGGGTCAAACTGGCCACCAGAGTTAGCAGTGGCGCGACCCATCTCGTGGTCGTCTAAGACTAGGTTACTCATAAATACGTTCCTTTAATAAAGTTTCGAACTTACCTACCCAAACAGTCTTAAGCTAATGGGGAGGGAGCTGATAGACCTAATTACCCTTTCCAACGGGATCGCGTGAGCTCCGGTTTTGAATCGGAGGCGCACGCCAAGCGCACTTCGGTGTTACCTCAGTGCACTATGGTTTCGGTCTAGCCGTCCACATGTCTTACACGTGGCATCAAAAATCTTCCGGTTTTTAAGCGGAATCTGGAAGGACCTCTTGGCC